GCCATTAGGTATTTTAGGTTAAGATGTTATAGCGGCGATATAACTTTGTTATATTTATTCAATGGATAAAATTCATATTTATTTTAAACATCACCTCTCTGAAATGTTTTATTTTTATTGTAATTGTTAAAATGACTATCTCTTTTCCTATTATAATTATTAAAATTGCCTCTTTTAATAATAATAGGTTTGTGTTTTTGAAAATCTTTTTGTTTTGGTGTTATCAATAATTTGTTATCTTGTTGAACGTTAATTTTTGTGGTTTCTGAAAAATTTGGTAGTACATGCTTAAAAGATTGTTTCAAATCAGATTTTGAAATTTCCTGAATCAAGTTTATTATTAATGCAGTGTCAATTCCAATAACTTTGGAAAACATCTGCATACAAGGTGCTTGATTCCAGGGATGTTCTAATTTAAATAACTGATCATCCGTCATAGCCTTAGGGGTCACGTTAGGATATAATTGAAAAATTCTCCGACACCAATCAGAAATTATTGGTGTTTGAGTATCAGTAACAATATAACCACAGGCTTTATTTACTAAGCATTGTTCATCAGACAATGGAGATTTAGCTGTTAAATGCAATTTTGATATTGTTCGCATTGGATCAGCAAAACTTACGATGTTAACATTGTCTATATAAAAGTATCTACCACAATAAGGTATGGGGTCCATATTTGAATGCACCTCAGATTTAATTACCATACCCAACTCACGTGCAACTAACTCACACATGTCTGCACAATTACCATATTCAGGTATTATGCCATCATCACCACAAACCAGTCCTATTTTTGACCAAGCTGCAAATTCTCCATTGCCACATTTACGTAAAGCGCAATAAAAAATAAATGCATTGATGATGGTATTTCCATCAGTGGTTATAGGACTGCCACTTTTAACGCTGTAACCAGGTTTGTATTTAACACCACCGGCCGTAACAGCCGTAGCATTGTGTAGTCGTTTTAATAATTGTAATAATTCAGTACGATGTTTGTCATGCACCCAACTAGAATAGATAGTTGTTACAACCTCCTGTTGTAACCATTTTGAAACACGTCCATCCATTTTATCGAAATCAGTAGTAACCATTTTAAATTCATTTCTGAATAAAGTATATAATCTTCTTTCGATTTGTTTTGGATTTTTACCAGGAGCATACCAAGGCTGTTTATTTAAGCAGTGTTCTTTAAATTTCTTAGCAAAACAAGATAATTGTAATGTCAACTCCGTACTAACAGAGGAAATATTACGTGGTGCTTTAATATTTTGATAAGATTCAGCCTTTTGGAATGCCATGATTTTAACGTGATTATTAAGACCCATGATGTCTTGAACAATTTTCGATCTCGAAATTTGCCTGGGTTTATTTTGAATATCAACTATATAATCAACGTCATACGGTTCACCAGTAGATTTATATTTGTCGGTGACCAAAAGTTTCAAAAATTCATCTCTATAACTAGTATAAATTTTAGGAGGAGTTACATTATTAGCAACATCAGTAACACGATGTTTTACAGTTATGATGTCATTATTATAACTCTTCATAGGATACGTAGATGGAAAACGTACAAGTGGCGCTGAAATACACCTTCCAGATGTTTCACCTTCCTCATGTATTAATGGGGCCAAGGTTTGGAAGTGTGTAGCAACTTGATTTGTATCCGGTATATTATTATGTAAATGATAGCCAAGAATTTCAAAAAGAAACATGGCATCAAGCGATGGGTTTGAGTTTTTATACTCCATAGAAAATAACATTCTCTCAATATCAACAGGTAATGGTTTTTGTTTTTGTAATATTTTCTTTGATAAAGAAACATACATTTTACCTGGGATCTGCACCGAATGTTTTTCACCATCTTTTGCTATTGATAATATATCAGTGGTCGCATTATAAATAATGTTAACCATTTTATTTTGAAGGAATTTCCTATATTTAATACCATTCCGATATTTCATAAACGTATAATAAGGATATTTAGTCCTAGTTTTAGGTATTAAAATTATAATACGTCTATTTTGACATGGTAATGAAGGATGTTCTATTTCATATTGATTAATATGAAAAGTTAATAAATTCCAATCATCATCAATAACACTAATGGTGTCCCCATTATAGTCCCAGATTTGATGCTGATATAAAGCCCCACCATTAACTTGAAAATTGATTTTATCATTTTCAATAAACCATGATGATTCTTTATTTCTACCAGCAACCGTTGTCGGCACAAAAGTGTAAATTAAAATGGGTCGAAAATATTTCATATAGTCGTTGACATTTAAATAATAATCAACATCAACCATAGTTATGATATGTTCATCAGTTATATCGTCCATTTTATAATTTACATCAAGATCTTTAATCATATAATATAATCTTGTGCCGTCATAATTATCCCGGTTTGACATACTAACACTATATGGTTTATAACCAGACATGTTAATAAGTTTTTCAAAATGGGACACAACGCTTGATCGTAAGGATGCACTGTATTGATGAGTATGATTAGATGACGTAGATAGTAATACCACACCATTAACATTGTGGTTAAGTACTGATCTTAAATCTTTCTCAATAACAGTGTTTTGGAAACATAATTTGCTACATAATAATATGTTTTTCCTAAAGCATGTTTGAAATAAGTACTTGATGTAACGGTATGCAATACCGACGTACTTAATCCATTTGCCTAATGGTCTACACCAATATATGGTTTCAGACCTATACTTACCAATATATATTGGTAAGATTTCTTTGACACTCGTAAGTGAATTTTGCA